AGCAGGGGTCCAGGTGAACGAGCGCGCGTGTCTGGGAGGAGATGCGCTGAACGTCACTTATCACATATTTGCGCAAAAGTCTACTCGCCTTCATCGCACTCAGCGCCCAGCGCCATATAGCCAGCGCCGTCGCAACTCGAATCACGATGCTTACCATTGCGCAACCTGGCGATCTTCAGCAAAGCCATCATGTGACAAACATCAGCCGCGCTGACAGGGTAGTCAAGATATGCCGACCACATAGCCGCAATACAGCCGAAGTTCTCGCTTGCATCACCGTAGTCGGTTGCCCGTTGGCCGTTGATAAGCTGGGACGCCTCTTTCAGCACCTGTGTTCTCACGTTGTCTTTCATTTCACTCTCCATCAGGTTCAAAGTTAATTTCGTCATCGTACATTCTGACCGCTGTGATCTTGGCTTTAGGGAACTCATTTACCACAGGGGCCACCAGATCGTCTGTAAGAGCGTTTAAGACGGCACAAACGTCAGACAGGTGGTAGACGGTCCAATTCTTGTTTGCGCGTCTAACGGCGCTTATATCGCCGCTGGCGAGGAAGCAATATATCTTACCACCCCACTCGCAGATATGTCCGTCAACTTTCGGCGGCTCATGGCCATCCTGCCGAGCTTTCAGGTTCATCATCTTGAGTGCTTTAATCAGACTGGTCGCCAGCTCAACGCAAAGCGCGTGATCCTCGGCGGCCATCGCGCCTTCTAGGTCATCACGCAGCTCACGGTATCTGACGGCGTATGCTGGCGGCACACAATTGACCAACGTATCGCCCCACACTTTGCTGGCCGCCGCTGACGCAAAGGTGAACGGCTCGACCGCTGCGGCTACCTTTCGATTGATCGGCTTGGCATGGTCGGTATGCTTGCTGTCAAACTTGCCACGATCAGCCCTCGCCTTGGCTGTCTTTTTAGCCATTAATTTTCTCCCGACACGCTACGACGATTGCCCTATAGGCAAATCGTCGTTTTCGTAGGTCATGTCCAATCATACGATTTTGACTACGATTAGATACGAAAAATACGAAAAACGTGTTTATACTGTGTAAAATCAACAACATAAAAATCGTAGCAAAATCGTACATTATGTGACCCTTCCTTCCTTAGCAGAAATCCATATTTTACCCTCGTTTTGCACCATATACCCGCTTGAGATTAGCCCTTTGATGGCCGCCGTGTAGGCTCCAGATGGGTTGGCGGAGGTCATTTTACCCCTGGCAAACTCCCTCAGACTCTCTTCATCTATGCACCAGAAACGCCCACTTTCGGGCCAGCCTGGGCCAGATGGGTTCTCTCCGCCGATGCCTTCTCCGCGCAATTGTTTGAAGGCTGACACGACAACTTTCTGGTTTGCACCGCTTGGTCGCTTCTGGTTCATGTCGGCCACATCGTCTGGATCGGCCTGCTCAATGGTACAGGTTGTGACCACATCGCCGTCTTCATCCTTGCCCAGTTCATGCACACGAAGGTTAAAGACAAACGGCTCCTGTGGCTCGAGGTCGCGCTGTTTGGTGGCCGTTGCCGTGCGCAATGCCCCTTCAACTTCCAGCTCAATTTCGGTGTCCGTGGCGGCTCTGAGCGAGCTGTGACCGCGCGCACCTTTCGCTGTGTCTTTACCGCTGTGATGCACGATCATAATATGTGCGCCTGTGACTTCGCGCAGTGCATCGGCATTGGCAATGAATGATGTCATGTCTGTCGGCCCGTTTTCATCGCCGCCAGCCATTGCGCGGGATAGCGTGTCGATCACGATCATGGACAGCGGCTCACCTTTGTCGGCCTCGATTTGCTTGCACAGCTCAATCAGGCCAGCCAGGTCGGCCTCTGGTCGCAGTAGATCAACGGGCGATGGCCTGACAGCCAGCGGAGCGTGCGTTATTCCGTACTGTTTTCGCAGAGCCACGCAGCGTGACTGAAAAGCGTTTCCGCCCTCGGTGGCCAGGTACAACACTGGTCCGCCCTTAACCTTGCTTCCCTGCCATTCAACGCTGGCTGAGACGCAAAGCGCCATGTCAAGACAGAAAAACGACTTGCCGACGTTTGATGGCCCATAGACCACTGACATCTGACCTCGGCCCAGCCAGCCTTTGATAAGGTAGGATGATGTCAGCACTGGTTCGGCGTCTTTCAGCCAGAAGATCGGCTTCTGTTCGGCGTTGGGTATGATGATTGTAGCTCTAGGCTGCACCTGTGGCTCCTGCTGTGGCTCTTGGTCAGGCACCATATCAAAGTCGGCATATGGGTCAGAGGCCGCTTTCACGATCTCTTCGCGTTGTTTGGCAGGCGTTGGCCGGATTTCCTTACCATATTCTCTGACGGCATCTGACATCCTGCCGCCATGTTCAAAGTGCGCCCAAATGTCGAAGGCGTCTCCATAGCAAAACTCGCCAGTGGCCTGACCGATACCGGATGCTCTGTCGGAGCCGGAGAGGCTGACCCAGTGCGTGCCAAAGTCCTTCGTGGCAAACGATCCGCTTGACTGCATTGGGCTGCGATAGCTGTCTGATCGGCCTTTGCGCTCATAGCCGTATTTAAGCATAATGTCGGAGATGGTGTGACGCTGGTTAAATACCTCAATCGGGTCATCGACATCGTATTTGCTGCGATTTTCCTCTCGCTGCTGTGCGCGAAGTGACCGCTCTGCTGCGGCTCTTTCTGCTGCGATGGCCTCATTCTTGCGGCGAAACTCCAAGTTTGCCCAGATCGTGCTTTCGGCTGGGATCAGCAGGCCGCCGCCTCTGTGGCGCACACCGTGGTAAAAGCTCGGCTCGTTACGCTCATCTCTGCGCGCTGGCGGCACGTTGGGAAGATAGATTGGCTGCCCGGTGCGAGAGAGAGCTGCATCGCATGTTATACCCTCCTGCTGCATGAGATCAAAGAGCGCGAGCTGTGCGTCGGCGTAGTCTTCGCCACTGATCGGCTCGGCCAGGGGAATTAGCACGCGCCACTTTCGGTTGTCTTCGCTGGCCCCGGATGACGAATAGATCAGCGCGGATGCGTCACCTGTGACTGTGGAAACGGCTGTGCGCAGCTCGGTGAGCGACGGATCACCTTCGTCCACATCTAGGGCGAGCAACCAGTATTCGCCATTCTCGCGCTGGATGGCATGATTTCTGCCATCGTGATCGCGATATGTTGACGGAATAATAAACGAGGCATCGGCCTTTTCCTTGGCCTGCGGCTCGCTTACGAGGTTGGCCAATTGAGCTAAATCTATTCCGTCATACTCTGCGTATTTTTGGTTAATCTTTGTATCAAGCGCACCGTGCGCTAACAGAAGCTGCTGCTTGCCAACTTCGCTGGTTTTTGTTAGTCTATTCATGTTCGGACCCTTTCCACCAATCACCGGACTTTTTTCCTAGTAACCCCTGCCAGCGTCCCAACTGGCAGGGGTTTTCTTTTACCTAGAATGGGATTTCATCGTCTCCCAAGGCATCGGCCATTTCCTGCGCTGGTGACGCTGTTGGCGCAATTGCTGGGCCAAAGTCATCCAAAGATGCGTCAACGCCGCCTGACATCGTCGTTGGCACTTCGTCAAAGTCATCGAGGCCACCGCCACCGTAGACTGCGTGAGTGACCTGCACGGTGTCAATAAGTAGCGAAATGCCACCATTGCCGTCTGGATCGGTCACGGGATACGCAGTGACCTTCAGGTTGCCCTTTGAGCCACCCCAGAAAGCCACATCGGCCAGCGGTTGCTTTGAGCCGTCGATAACGCGAGGCTTTTCGTTAAGTGCGCCTTGACCGTTGACACCGTTGCGCTTGGCGCGAAACTCATAGTTTCCGTTCTCCAGCTTTTTCATGCCAAACACCTTGCTGAATGGTGACTTGGTTTGGCAGGTCTCATAGTGGGCTTTTAGCTCGGCGTGGAGCTTACTAGCTTCATCTTTGCTCATCTCCCATCCGATTGAGTATGAAGCGCCGGAGGCTGTTGGCGCGCATTCCTCGGACTTTTTCTCCGAGGTGTTGAAGCGATAGGTCGCGTTGAGGCGAGGGTATTTGAACTCGACGTTGCGCACCATCACGCTTTTGAAGTCAGTTTTAGCCATAGTGTTTTCTCCTAGTTAAATGTCGGCTTGTAGCCATCGTGGCAGATCAATCACGTTTGTGAAGTCTGACCAACCAGTGTCCCATTTTTGACTTTGGTTGGCTTTTGCAATCTTGTCGAGGGTCAGGTGCATTTGCTGCGTACCCCATTCAAGATATTCGGGTGATAGAATGTTGGTTGATACAGCATATGGAGCTGCCTTTTCAACATTCACGAAGACAAATTGGTTGGCTTCATAGCCAGCCAGGTTCAAACAGTAGATATAGAACGCCGCTTGGATGGCGTAGTTATATGTGTGCATGTCTTTTGCCACGCCGCGTGGGCTGGCATCCTGACAGGTTTTGAGGTCATAGATGACGCCTTTTGCGTCCCAGTAGCTATCGGGCCTGCATTTGAGCTGCAATCCGCTTACTGGGTCTGTAGTGAAAAAGCTCGCCTCATTGACCGTTGTTGGGCCTGCCATGCGCTGACCTGCCGGATGGAACAGCACGCTATGTGCCATCTCCTGCGCCAGATCATAGTCACCAGAGGTCAGGAGGGTTTTACCTTCTGCCTGCGCCCGTTCGTGCAGTTCTGACCATGCTTTGCCTCGGCGGGTTTCTGGTCCGCGTATGACATCGGCGCCGTCTTCAAGCACCATTGAGTGGGTGCAAGTTCCGAGGTCGAAGGCAATGCTGGATTTGTAGACTTTGGTTTTCCAGTGTGCCAGCGACTTGCTGTGTACTAGCTTAACGTCAGATGAACTAATGTAGTCCTTTTTTGCGTGGTACTCAGCATTGGTGAGTTTGTCAGCGGGGATCATAAGGAAAATCCTTTGGAGTTAGTTCTGGAAGACCTCTGGCGATTTCTTCTGCGCTACTAAGTTTCCGGATGCGAAAAAATCCTTTATGCTCTGGAAATCTATTCATGTACCATCTGGCGTAATATGGTCGATGATTATTGTTTACTTTAAACGTAGATTTACCGTCTTCTCCTACAGTGTCGGTTTCCCAGCGAATGCGTTCAAAAATTGCATTTGCTGAATAATTGGAAAAGCCCCTTTCAGACATTTCTCGGGTAAACCTCACATACAAAGCCCAAACATTTGGATTTGACAGATGAAATTTCTTCGCGGCTTCTTCTAACTCATCCGCGCGAGTATTGAGTAATTTATCTTCATAAGTGACTTCGTTCATTGCATTGCCTCCCTCGCAATATAGCAGAAAGTCTCAAAATCAACCTCCACCGTGTAATCGTGATCGCAATCGGTTAGCGCAGCCAGCGGGATCACGCATCGCATCGGCTTGCGGTCGTATTTATATATCAAGCACGGCATCTTTTGCTCACGCTCGGCGGCGGTTTTAACTTGCTTCCACCACGCAGGCGCACCGGATATTGGGCCGCCCTTGTAGCGTTTAAGCTCCAAGGTAAACGGGAATGCCGGATCATCAGGCGTCAAGTCACCGTGATCGGCTTCCTGATACTGAATTAGGTTGCGCTTAAAGCCTATGCCCAGCTCATCGCGAAGCATGTTGGCAACTTCCCGCTCAAATGATGCGCCTTTGTTGCGCCCGTTGACCATTAGTCAGCTCGCGGCTGTTCGGCGTAAATCCCTACGTTGGCCGCAGCGTTAATAGCTGCCGACCGAATAAACGTGGCCAGCGCCATGCCAGCACGCTCTGCGGCTAACGTCAGCGCCTCATGCTGGGCCTCAGTTAAGACCACTCGACTCTCTTTCTTCATGTCACCCTCCAAGGTTAATTTGATAGGACGTTACATCCTAAAAAAAGTTTATGCAAGTGCATCTTTAGGCTTTACATAGGATGATTTACGGATTAGTGTAATTGTATAGCCGAGGCAATCCCGCCAACGCACGCCAATATGGAGGTTCCCATGGCACATTCTCTTTTTTTCCTGCTTTCGTCCGAGGCCGCTCAAGGTCGCATGGTCGAGCGCAAGCCAGCGTTTGTTGTTCATGTTGAAACCTCCAGCGACATGAATGTTGCTGATCGTTTCGTTGAGCTTGACGCTGAGGATATTGTCCAAGCGGAAAATATAGCGTTTGGATGGCTCAAGCGCGATAATATTTCCGCAGCAATGCGCCGCGTTCTTCACGACGGCTCACTGACCGATGTAATTGGTCCAATTTTTGACCAGACTTTCATCAGGCGCCCCCTTAACGCGGATGCAGACTGGGATCAGTCTTTCGATACTCACAACTAAAAACGGGGAGCTTCGGCTCCCCAATCAAACCGGGAGAACCAACAATGAAACATAAGCTAGAAATTGCCGCTGAAATCATATTCCTCTTGGCTCTGTTTGCAGTGCCATTGTTCATCAGGAGCGCAATCCTATGAACAATAAGATTAACTGCCCTGAATGCGATGGTGATGGCACCGTTGAGCGCGATGTTTGGGTTCGCCAAAGCTCAACTTGGCATGGCGACTTTGGCTGTGAAATTGAAACTTGCGATAATTGCAGTGGCGATGGCAAGATTGAGCCGTTGGAGGGAGACGAATGAGTAACGCAGAAAAATTAACCGATCAGGTAATCAAATGCGCAGAGATGGATATGTCACAAACTGAAATCGCAGACTTTCTGCGCGTCACCCCCGCAACAGTTGGTCGTATTACCAGCAAACTCAACATTACACTCAAAAGAAAGAGGCGAGAATATGGACCTAATAATGCAATATATAAAACGGCTAGAGAGAGTGAACTCGATCCTGCTGTCGGAACCGAAGACAGCGATGAGGCCAGCGTTGCAGCAGAGGCTGCAAGAGCAAAGCGCGCTGCTAGAGAAGCTAAGGTTCGCGATCAGCGATCTGCCGAAGCCAGACTGAAGGCCAGCCTGGAGGGTGTGATGAACAAGCATGAACGCTATGAGATAACTTACGGCCACTGCCTGCTTGAGTTTGAGAAGTTGCAGCACAAGCTGGGCAATCGCGATCCATTGCCATCTATGCAGGTTCGCAAGTCAACCATGCACCCCAGCGCCGTTGAGCTGGCCGAGAGACGCCGCCAGCACGGCATAGAGCAGGGTGAGCATCTTTTCCGAATGTTGCGTTATGACCAGCGCATTACGGCCTCTGAGGGCGCTGGTATGCTCGGTGACAGCATTGCGCGCACCTCAAGCTATCTCAACAACATGGCGGAGGCTGGCAAGCTGTACCGAGTGCGTGATTTTATTAAGGTTGCTGGCTACACTAAGCCGCAATGGCGCTGGGTGTTCAGCAAGCAGCCGATCAAACCGCTGTCGAATAAGTTTGAGGAGGATGTATAATGACTGACGAAGAACTGGAGCGCAAATTGCACATTGCAGGCGCACTTGGATGCGCCATTGGCTTCATTAGCGGCGCTGGCTTGATGGCGCTGGTGGGTATTATATTCTAGTAATCGTGTGGGTGGCCGTTGAAGTAGATGTTGGCACATTTGTAGCAACGTCACCGAGGTAAACAACCACCATTCCCGTGGTAAGTCGATTTTATCTTGTGATGATAGCCACCCACTCGAACTTTGTAATCAAAGCCGCACGCGGTCACAAGCGGTTATTTGAAGCTGTCGAATGTTTTTTGCATCGACTGCTCTTCATCCATAAATTCCTCTGGCGAAATGTATGTCGTAACGGAGGTCAGCTCATCGCCCCGGCGGAAGACCACGGCGCCCAAATCAATCGCCACAAACGCAAACACGTCTGACACGCCTACGTTCTTCTTGGGTGTGTGGAATGCGTATCTATTTGTAGTCTTATGCGTCTTGCTGGCCGTCTTCACCTGCAAGGTAAGCGTCTGTGTATCCGTTTGTATATACGCATCGTGGTCTTTAATCTGGCAGAGCGTGCAAGAGTAACCAGCGAGCGACAAGTAGGCGAGAGCTAAATGCTCTCCGGCCCTACCCACCGATGCACTGGCCTTCTGATCTTGCCTGGCCACTTAGCTAACCTGACTAAGCTAAATCATCAATTCGAAGTGCGGTCCGTCAATGAAGGGCCGGCGCCCTTGTGACCGACGCAAATCAATGTATTCGTTCATGGCCTCTTCCATTGTGCCTTTATACTGGCCAATGCTGTCGATGTGCCATGCAGCACCCCAGCGCACTTTGCAGCCTACAGCGTTGGCACCCTCGGCCATTGCGTCGGCCAGGTCATCATATAGGTTCAGTTCCCATGAGCCGCGTCCACCAATGTAGGCCATCAAGTCAACGGCAAGGCCGTCGAGGTGCTTGGATTTCATTGTCTGTGACGCGCCCTTGGCGACCAGAGCCTTCTGCATCTCAATCGTGCGAAGCCCTTGGATAACGCCGAAGTCGGTCTTGGTTGCCGTGATTGCATGTTTAACCACTCCCACCAATCTCTCATCGACGCCCTCCATGCGGTCCAAACTGCGTTGTGATAGTTTATAAGTCATTTCGTTAACCCCTGTTTCTTTTCGTAGCTGCGGAGACCGCCCAGGCCGAGCATCCCCATCATAACTGTCATCAAGCTGCCCATGTCAAACGATGGCAGCTCCGGTATTTCGACGCCAGCAACGGTGACGCCGAAGACGATGAATGGCTGCAAGACAAAGTGGTATGCAAACGCAGCGCCGCAAACCCATCCGATGAACGGACGCCAGCCACCCTTAAACACTGATCCGCTGGCCGCTTCAGCCTTGTTGACCTCGATCTGCGCAAGCATGGCTTCTTGAGCGTGCTTGTCGGCCATCGTACTCAACTCATGCGCCAGCCGTGCGGCCTGATCTTTGTCTTGGATAAACTTGCCTGCAAGCTCGGTGGCTGGCGCTATCAGATCGCTGAGAAAACTCATTGGCCCACCTCATACTCTACTTTTGAGCTTGAACCAGTGCTGGTCACGCTGGCCTTGGACTCCTTACCCATCCAGATGGAAAAGGCTGCCGTGAAAGTACCAGTGACCACTGAGATCAGTCCTGCCTGACTTACTGACAAGTCGGGCTGACCCATTGCCCATTCCAAACAGCGTATATACATAACCGTTGTGACGAACATCATCAGTCGCGGCAGAACCTTCCAATTATCAAGTATCGTGTGTGCCATGTAGCTTCCTGCCTTTCTGCAATAGCAAAAGAACTTCCTGAAACTCTCGCCCTGATCGAGCAGCCAAGCCCTCAATGATTAGCTCAATGTTCTGATCGAACTGACGTATGATCTCTGCGTCTTTCATCTACCATTTCGCCTGCTTTTTGCCGAGGAAATAAATTCCCACGCCGAGGATACCAACGCCTGATACCACCACCAGAATGCCCAGAGTCCACTCGATAATCGTCTGTTTAATCTCCGCCTTGCGATATAGAGTTTTCTGACGATCCTTGCGCACTTGGGCTTCGATGCGCAGGAGTTCTTGCCAAGCCGACTGGCCGTAGCCGAACTGAATATATTGCTTAATATCTGCACGCAGAGCCTCCGCCTGTTTCTTCTTGGCAAAGATGTCCATCGCACTGGGTCCACTGCCGCCAAATAACACGGCGTACCACGGCTGGTTCTCCGCCGACTTATGCGCAAACTCTAAGTCTGAAAACGCGCCAGCAAATTTGGCCAGATCATTGGATATGCCACCAATGTCCTTGCCGAGCTGGATGCCCTTCTTGATGGCGGATACGGCGGTCTGCGCTGCTGCGAATGCTGTAAATGGATCAATCATGCTTCAGCAAACCTCACCGGGCAAACATAATGCGGCGGCACGCTATACTTGCGATCATACCATTGCACCTTTGTTATCTTCTCACTGCCGCAGTTATAGTAGCACGACTTCACCAGAACATTGCCTACACCCTGTATCCAAGCGTGTCCGAAGCTCACAAAGACCAGCGCGCAGAGCATCACTTTCTCTCAATCAAACGGTCTATCTTGGCGTCCAGGCCGTCGAGCCGCGTCATAAGTCTGTTCATCTGGTCGGAGCTGTCCGCCTTGGTGATGTATTCTTCGCGCGTGCGGTTAATCAGGATCTGTAAGCGCGTGATCTCGTTCGTCCATGATTTAACCCAGAAACCAACGACTGTGATAACGATGGTTAAAAGTGCGCTCCACATCGTGTCAGCTTCCATGATCGAACTCCATTTATTCGCTGGCACATTAGCACATTTTTACATAGTTATGAACCCGACCCGCGATTGCGCGAGCAACTTTACTACTCAGGATCACCCGCAACTACCGCAGCAGGCGTACCATCAACAACCGCCTGTGCCGCTGCACGTTCAGCCACATCAGTCGTAATCAGAGGGTTCTCAATGGTTTCTTCTACAGGATCTGCGTCCATGTCATCAGAGTAGACCAAGCGTGTGACTGTAGCCTCAACAGGTTCAATGGCTGTCTGCACAATAACTTCGTGCATAACGTCTTCCATCTCCATTGTCTCTTCGTTGAAGACCTGCTCACCTGTGGGCTGCATCTCACGCACTTCCTCACGACCATCAGCTAGAACATACTGTGCTAGTCGGGCTGTGGCTGTACGGTAAGCGGCAAGCTGTTGGTTGAACTGCTTTTCATCAGCCGCTGCCTGTAGGTCTGCTGAAATTTCATTGGCAAAGCAGTCTGCGCCTTGTTCAATGATTGCGTCTAGGACAGCTTGATAGTGGCGGTTGTTAGGGTCTATAGGTATGCCTATATTTATACCATCGGACGTTACAACAATAGCTATATCTTCGCCATTATGTTGTTGAAGTATTGCTTCAGATATAATCATTTTATAACTCCGCATCTAAGGTTAAAGTAGTAGCACCAAGCGAAGATATAAAGTTAACCCTATCATCATCACACACGATCCCAGAGAATGCAAAATATAATGCTATAACAGTGCCATTTGTAGGATAATTTGAAACGGTAACGGAGTTGGGGGTACTGCTAATCCTACTATTATGATCGTACACATAATACGTCCCTGAACTCGCAACAGCAGGGGATGCCCTTAGTGCCACAGGTATAGGGATTGCTACAACTACAGCATCACCTCCTGATGCGCCTCGACCCGCAGCAATAGCAGACATCCCACTATCATAAACGCTCTGATAATACCGCTGACACAACGCCATTTCTTCGCCGTAAGACCGAGGGTGGTCAAACGGGGTGGCGACTTTGCCTAGTTCTAGTTGGACGCCTGTGATTTGGAAGTAGTTAGAGGTGCTAGAAAGCACATTTACCTGCCCTGCTGCTCGTGTGTTGTCGCCAGATGACCATACTCTTTTTACAGATGACCCACCGCTATAATTAGAACCTGCTAGCAACCAAAACTGAACGCTAAGATTGTTAGAGCCAAACGCATTCTGAGACGGTGGATAATCAACAGTTTTGTACTCCCACACACCTGCTTGATTAATGGTATATTCAGCGGAGACATTGGTGCTTGAGGTTACATAAAGCTCAACGCAGTAAGTACCAGTTACATTTGATTTAACCCAGAAAGACAGGCTAAACGGACGTGAAGATGAAGTACCCGTTGCTGCGCCCTTTACACTACTGGCTTCTATTGTTTGATTTAAAACAGAATAATCACTAGATGAAACAGAGCTATCTGCTGTTGTTGGAACAATCTTGAGTGAATTATCAAATCCATCAGGTGCGTCTGTATCTTGGCTTAAAGTAAGGACGGAAACAGAGCCTTCCATTATCTTCCAGCGATCACAAGCTCCATATGTTGATGTAACAACGCCTGTAACACTCGTTCCACGCTGCGCCACCTGCATATCACCATTGATAATCAGGTTCCTACGCCCTGCACCAATCAGGTTAAACTGTTCCTGTGGTGTCTCAGCACGAAGCATTGCCTCACCAGCTACACCGCTAGGCTTGCGGAGG